TTTGCGTCATGTATGGATTGCCAATTACCCCTGAATTGACTGGATATGCTGAAGCCTCAATGCGAGCCATCGAAGAAGTCAACTCTCAGATTCCTTTATTGCATATGCCTGTTGCCTTGCGTGGCAAGTCTGGCGCATACAATATTTATGGCGACTTCTACGTTGGGAGCGCAGGCTAATGACTAAAGCTGCTCTAGTCACAGGCGCATACCAAACCAAGAGCGTCATCGCTGGTGCGCAACGATGCATCAATCTTTTTCTTGAAAAAAATCCTGATGCTGCGGTTTTTCCTTTTACGCATTATCCAACGCCAGGACTTACCACTTTAGCAACTGCTGGAGTTAATGGATGGCGCGGATTGTTTTTTGCAAGCAATGGCACTCTTTATGGTGTTTGCAACAATACCGTTTATGCAATTAGTTCAAACTGGGAATTAACATCATTAGGAACAATCTCATCTTATGATGGCCCTGTTTCAATGGTTGACAATGGGGTTTATTTATTCATTGTTGATGGAACTACTTATAGCGCTAGCAACCCTGCCGGATGGACTGTTGAGCTTGTTGGCAATGTTTTAGCCCCTGTTGATAATGTCGCAGATCAAAGTGGATTTTATGGTTCAAATCAAGTCAATTTTGTTGATGGATATTTTGTTTTTAATCGTCCAGGCACAAATCAATGGTATATATCGCTTGATAATGAAATCGTTATAGATCCAGTAGATTACGCATCAAAAGATGGTTATTCAGATAATTTAGTCGGCATTGGAATTGCTCGCAGATACATTTATCTTTTTGGCGAAGTAACTACGGAGGTTTGGTTTAATGCAGGAAATACTACATTCCCTTTTGAACGCTTACCTGGATCATTTATTCAATATGGTTGCGCTGCAACAAATTCAATCGCTCAAATGGATGGAGAGCTTTATTGGGTTGCACAATCTCCACAGGGTACGGCCACAATCTGCAAAACAAACAACTTTAATGCTCAACAAATAAGCACGTTTGCAATTGATCAAGAACTTCAAACCTATCCAACCATCTCTGACGCGATTGGGTACACATATCAATTTAACGGTCATTATTTTTATGTAGTGACTTTCCCGACTGCAAATAAGACTTGGGTATTTGATCTTTCAAACGCGCAATGGAATGAATGGCTTTGGACTGACAATAATGGACAATTTAACCGTCATCGTGGTAATTGCTTTGCTTTCGCTTACAACACTCTTGTTGTCGGTGATTGGCAAAATGGCAATCTTTATGCCTTAGATCAGAATAATTATTCTGACTTTGGTGGCCCAATCGTTCGAACTCGTGGTTTTTATCATTCAGAAGATGATAATTCAAATCGTATTCGATATAAGTCTTTTATTGCTGAAATGGAATCAGGTAACGGCAACGAAAATCAGCCTATAACAGTATTTCTTGAATGGTCGGATGATCGCGGTAAATCTTTTGGTAATCCAGTAGGTCAAACTATGGGTGTAGAAGGCACCTATTTGACTTCTATTCAATGGATGCGTCTTGGCATGGCTCGAGATAGAGTATTTCAGCTTTCTTGGTCTGATCCTGTTAAAACTGCCCTTTCAGGGGCTTTTATTGATGCTGCGCCTAACCACAGATGACAACTCCAGCACCATCAGCCAATTTATCAACAAATGTACCTTATTTGTCAGTACCTTTTTTGGATCAAAACGGCCAAGTAAGTCAGCCTTGGTTAATGTTTTTAATTCAGTTATATCAAAGAACTGGTGGTAATTTCACTCCAAATTTAAGTCTGCCACAAGTTGAACAACAGGCATTATTGAATTTAACTGTCGAAAATTTAAATGGATTTAATGGAATTGTAGTTAGTGGGCCAAATTCAACATTAACGCTTGAGACAACTGTTTCAGGAATGATTAAAGGCAATGGAACTGCTTTAGAACAAGCAATTCCTAAAGTTGATTATGCTCCTCCAACAACAGGAAATAACGTTCTTGCAGGAGATGGAACTGGCGGGTTTGAAAATGTCACTATTGGAAATAATTTATCGTTTATTGCTGGGGTTTTAAATACAATAGGAACTGTTGGAAATTCAATTCTTTATGGAAATGGAACTGGCGGGTTTAATAACGTAACTATTGGAGCTAATTTGTCATTTATTGGCGGTGTTTTGTCTGCTACTGGTGGTGGTGGAACTTCTCCAGCTAGTTATGCTTTTGCTGCAGCGCATGGATAATTTATGATAAGACTTGACACAATAAACCGATCGCTTCAATTATTGCTTGGCACTGCCAAGACCACAAATAATCTTCAGATCGTTGTTTCCTATTCAGATCAAACTGCAAGCACTTATTTAGGAGCAACTCAGTTATCTAATTCAAACGGAACAACTCCTGTCACGATATGTAGCGCTCCTGCTGCCAATACAATTCGCGACATTGATATGATTACCGTTTTAAATACGGATACGGTTTATCAAGTTGTTACGATTCAATATTTAGATACTGCGACAACATACAAGATTCTTGACATTCAATTGAATGTCGGAGACAAGCTCACTTGGACGCATGGTAGCGCTTGGCAAGTTGTTGACAATTCAGGAAACGTCAAATACACCGTTTTGACCACTAGCGGAGTTAATAGTTTTAACGGAAGAACAGGCGCAGTCACTTTGACTAGCTCGGATGTTGATACTGCATTAGGGTTTACCCCAGCACCTCAAACAAGCGGATCATCTTTGCTTTATGGCAATGGATCAGGTGGTTTTTCTAATGTTTCAATTGGATCGGGAATTTCATTTTCGGGCGGTACATTAAGCGCAACTGGATCAGGCGGTACTGTCACAAGCGTTGGCTTATCTTTGCCTTCAATATTTAGCATTTCGGGATCTCCAGTTACAGGATCAGGCACTTTAACTGCAACGCTTAACTCTGAAACTGCAAACACCTTTTTTGCTGCCCCAAATGGTAGCGCAGGAACTCCAACATTTAGAGCGTTAGTGGCTGCTGACGTACCTACGCTAAATCAAAACACAACTGGAACTGCTGCTTCCGTAACTGGCGCAACTCAATCGGCAATTACCTCAATTCCTAATCTTGCAACTGTAGGAACAATCACGACAGGGGTTTGGAATGGCACTCCAGTAGCTAATTCTTATCTTGCTAATAGCTCTATCACCATTAATGGTAATGCGGTTAGCCTGGGTGGTTCTACAACAATTACTGCTGTCAATCCTTATGTTTTAACCATAGGAACTGGACTTTCAGGAACTTCATACAATGGCGCAAGCGCAGTCACAATTGCTTTAGCCAATAGCGGAGTAACTGCTGGTACTTATGGATCTGCTTCGGTAATTCCTATTTTAACAGTAAATGCTCAAGGTCAAATCACTTCAATCAGCACCCAAGCGACTAATGCTCCAAGCTATCAAGGAACTTGGAATGCATCGACAAATAGTCCTACTCTGACTTCAAGCGTTGGAACTCAAGGTTATTACTACATTGTTTCTGTTGCCGGCACAACCAATCTTGATGGAAATGCATTATGGTCTGTTGGTGATTGGGCAATTTTTGGCAATGGAAAATGGGAAAGAATCGCTGGATCAACAAGCGAATCATTTACAAGCCTAACCACAACCAATTTGGCGGTTACTGGCTTAACTGGCTATATGTATGCCAATGGTAGCGGAAACGTAACTGCTTCCACAACCATTCCAACTAGCGCATTAAGTGGCACGATTAGCAATGCTCAGCTTGCAAATAGTTCAGTAACTATTGGATCAAGCTCTTTATCATTAGGTGGAACATTAAGCACTTTAGCTGGTGTTTCAATTAGTGGATCAACCAATACATTGTCAAATATTGGCAATAGCTCATTAACTAATTCATCAATTACGATTAATGGCAATTTGGTTTCATTGGGTGGATCTACAACCGTCAGCGCAAGCACAACAAACGCATTGACCATTAACAATAGCGGATCAGGCGCTGCATCGGGATCTACATTTAATGGTGGGTCTGCATTAACTATTTCTTATAACACCGTTGGCGCATCTCCATTGGCAGGATCAACTAGCTTGACCACTTTGGGAACTATTACAACTGGTACTTGGAATGGATCAACTATTCCCGTTGCTTATGGTGGAACTGGTGTAACAACTGCAACAGGAACTGGCGCAGGAGCTGCGGTTGTTTTAAATCAAGCTCCAGCAATTAATTCTGCTGTAATTACTGCTTACTCAACATCAACAGTACCATTAAAAATATATGGATTAAGTGGCCAGTTAACTGAATTATTTGACATATATACATATAGCGGTGGAACTCTAGCATTTCAAATAAATTCAAGTGGAGCAATTTCTACTGGTATATGGAATGCATCCGTTATTGGCGCTTCTTACGGAGGTACTGGTGTTGCAGGCACTCTTACTGGTGTTTTATATGGAAATGGTACAAGCGCGCATACTGTAGCTACTGCTGCGCAATTAGTTTCAGCTATTGGATCGACTGCAGTCACAAATTCCACAAATACAACAAACATATTAGGTGGAACTGCCAATGAAATTGTTTACAACACAGGATCGGGAGCTACTAGCTTTATAACTGCTCCATCAACTGCTAGCACTTATCTTGGCTGGAATGGATCTACTTTTGTTTGGGGATCTCCTTCTGGAGTAGGAACTGTTACTAGCGTTGCTGCTTCAGGTGGTACAACTGGACTTTCTTTTAGTGGATCACCAATTACAAGTTCAGGAACTTTTACTTTAAGTGGTACGTTAAGTGCTGCAAATGGTGGAACAGGGGAAGCTGGAACATTAACTGGAATTTTGTATGGAAATGGAACATCAGCTCATACTGTAGCTACTACTGCACAATTATTAAGTGGAATTGGAACATTGCCAGTATCAAATGGTGGCACAGGATTAACAACACTTACGCAAGGATATATTCCTTTTGGTCAAGGCACTTCTGCATTAGGAAGCTCGTCTAATTTATTTTGGGATTCTACAAACAATAGACTTGGAATTGGTACAAGCAGTCCTTCAGTACAAGTTGAAATCGCAGGACAAGGATATCTTAGACTTTCAAATCCTTCGGGTAATGCTCAATTACAGTTTAATGCTTCAGGAACAAATCCAAACTACATTAGTTATAACATTGGTGGCGCAGGAGTATTAGCATTTTATGATTCAAACGCTGGGGCAGAAAGAATGCGTATTGATTCTAATGGTAATTTGTTAATAGGTACTACAACATCAGCAGGAAAATTAACAGTAAATGGTAGCAATTCTTCAGGTGCTGGTAGTTTACAAGGAGCAAACGCAAGTAATTTGAATATTTTACTTGTCAATGCTCCTAATTTTCCATTGGGTATAAATATGTCTAATGGAGGCTCTGGTGAGCTTGTCCGTTTTTATTCTGCTTCAACAACTGTCGGCACTATTTCTTATAATGGAGTTGCTACTCTTTATAACGCTACATCGGATAGAAGATTAAAATCCAACATAATTCCATTTGTTGATAGTGGGTCATATATTGATGCTTTTAAACCAAGCTCTTTTACATGGTCAAACGGAACAAAAGATATTGGATTTATTGCTGATGAATATCAAAATGTTATACCTCAAGCAGTTACAGGACAGCCTAATGCAATAGGAAAAGATGGTAAACCAGAATATCAACAAGTTGACTTTTCTTCTTCGGCAAAAATGGCTATTATTATTGCAGAACTTCAATCGCTAAGAGCAAGACTCAAAGCAGCTAATATCGCATAGGGCACAAAATGACTATATTAATTCCAAAATATGATTTAATGAATGGTGGTACTACTCCAGCAGGAGCAGTAAATATGCCAATTAATTTAAAATTGCAAGAATCAATTTCTGTTAAAGATTTTGGAGCAGTTGGCGATGGAGTTACTGATGATACAAATTCTATTCAAAATGCTTTAGCTTATTTAAATTCTACAAATAATGGAGGAACTTTATATTTTCCTCCTGGTAATTATGTAACTACTAAAGCATTGCAATTGCGTAGAGGAGTAATAATAAAAGGCGCTGGATTAGTTGCTACTACAATTACAAGAACAAATTTAACACCTGAAACTATTGATGGTAATTCTTATATTACTGTTTTTTATGTTGTTGGTGGCTGGAATCATATTTGGGATTTAAGTATTAGCGGAAGTGCTACTCAAGGTATAACTACTGGTTCATTAAATGGCATTACTTTTGGTACGTCTATTCCAGCTAAAGGCTCTGTAAAACGTGTAGCCCTTAACTATTTCTTGAACGCAATGGTAGATACTGTTGGTATTTTCTTGTATGAATTTGAAAACGTGCAAGCTGTAAGTTCTGGATACGGATTTAACTTTAATAGCGCAAATCAAAAAACTTCTTTAACTTTTAATAATTGCTATGCTGCTAATACTGGCCCTGCGTATTTGTTTAATCAAACAGATTATTCAGTAATGAATAGCTGTGCTGCTGATAATTGCAACTGGGGAACTACTGGTAGCAATCCTTATGGATATGGTTTTGGAATTCCTACAGACCCTAATGGTGTTTATCAATTTTTACAAAGTTACATGACTTTAAATAGTTGTGGTGCTGAAGGTAGTTATGGAAATGGAGTTATTAGTACATCTTCTAGTAATTTAACCATTAATTCTATGTGGTCTTATGGTTGTATGTCTTTATATCAACCAAACTACACAGCTTACCCTAGTTATGCAGTAGGCCCTATTCAAACAGGAACTGCTGCAAATTCTATTACAGTAAATACGCCTGTAAACTTTGCTTGGTCTAATACTTATGTAAGCAGCCTTGGTAAAGCAATAGCTAGTGTTGTAGCATTTAACTACGACTATGCAACTTTTGGAACTTCTAGCACTCAAGTATTTTTAGCTGGTAGTGTAAACGATACAACAGCTTTTGCTGGTAATCCTAGTTATACATTATTTTGCAAAACAGTAAATCAACTATATAACAATCCAACATTACAAGGTGTTATTTCTTTACCTTCTTCTACTGGTATTTTATATAAAAAAACTATTACAGCTCAAATAGTATCAGGAACAGGCTCAACAATTACTATTCCAATTACTTCTCAAACTGGAGAAAATTATAAACATATGATTCGCATTAGAGGAATTGATGGAACATTTAACAGTTCAAATCCAATTCCTTTTGAATCTACTATTGGTTTTGGTAGTTTAACTTCATTGTTAAATATTTCATCTAATAATGCTTTTGGTATTACTTCTGTAACATCTTCAGGAACAAATCTTATAATTAATCTTAGTTCTTCTCATACAAATCCTATATTAGATATAGAAATTATTTCTGAAAATATTGCATTAATTAATTATTCATCAATAACATTAACAACATAAGGATCAAAATGAACAATATATACACTTGGATAGTGGATTCATTAGACTGCTTTCCTAATTTAGATAATCAATCTAATGTTGTTTCCAATATACATTGGAGGGTTAATGGTACAGATGGAACTAATTTTGCTACTGTTTATGGAAGTCAACCATTAACTTATGAAGCAGGAAATACTTTTATATCTTATCAAAATCTTACACAAGAAAATGTAATCAGTTGGTTGCAAGTTGCAATGGGTGCGGAACAAATGGCAACTATCCAAACATCATTGGCAAATCAACTTGCCATTTTGTCAAATCCACCAATTGTTACATTACCTTTACCATGGATAACAAAATAAATTGTTTATCTAATTTTATAAATTCTGTCATGCAAAATGATCGAGTTTGGAATGCAGTACGAATTGATGGAATATCTAAAGAACAACTTGGATATAGAGAAAACGAGATTTATTTTGCCAATGAGCATGGATTTATTATGTTTAGAGATTTGACACCTACCACTAAAGAAATACATATTGCCATGCTTAAAGGGGCAAAAAATGTCGATTCTTTTGTTTATGAATGCCTTGAAAAGATGAGAAAACGAGGCGCAACTAAATTTGTAGGAACTATTGGCGAATGGAACAAACCTGCTTTAAAATTGGCAAAAAGATGCGGTTTTTGCGAAGAAGGTAGGATTTCTAAAGCATTTTTGCGTGATGGTCAATATCATGCAATGGTGATGATGGGGAGTGAATAATGAGTTTTGTTACAAATGCAATCGGAGACCTTTTAGGCACAAATCAGCAAGCGAGTGCTGCTCAATCGGCAGCTAGTACGCAGGCAAATGCTCAACTTCAAGCGCAACAAGCGCTGATGCAGAATCTTGCTCCTTATTCATCAATTGGTACTTCAGTTTTGCCTCAATTATTGACCTCTTTAGGATATAACGGAACTTATGGTGCAAATGGCAATTTGACCGGTATTTCAGGTCAAGGATTTCAATTTAATCCAAGCAATTTGGCTTCTACCCCTGGCTATCAATTTACTCTTCAGCAAGGTCTTAAAGGTATAAATAATCAGGCTTCAGCAACTGGTTTAAATCAATCAGGCGCGCAACAAAAAGGCATCGCCAACTACACAACTGGTTTGGCTCAAAATACTTACAATCAGCAATATGCTAATGCTTTAAGCACTTATATGACTAACGCTGGTCAATTAGGAAGCCTGCTTAATCTTGGTCAAAACGCTGCTGCCGGTGTTGGTCAAGGGGCTTATAACTCCACGACTGCTGCTGGAAACGCTATTGCTCAAGGTCAAATTGCTGCTGGTCAATCAGGCACAAATGCTATTCAAGGAGCTTTAGGTCTTGGCCTTGGTGGTGCAGGCATTTATTCATTATTGGCTGGAAGTGGAGGCGCTGCTGCTGCTGGTGGCGCTGCTGCAAGCGCATCTTCATTAATTCCGACTGCATTATCCATTCTTGGATCTGATTCAAGAATCAAACAAAACATTAAATTTGTTGGAGTTAATGAAAAGGGCATTCGTATCTATGAATATGAATATAAGCCTAAATTTCACAAAAAATGGGGCATTGGCAAATTTATTGGCGCAATGGCTCAAGAAGTTGAAAAAATCATGCCTGAAGCGGTTTTATCCGATTCCGATGGTTATAAATTAATCAATTACGCTTTGTTAGGGTAAGGAATCAATATGCCATTAAATCTTCAAACGATTGATCCAAGCATCATTCCTACAAAACAAAATTTGCCTGATTTTGGCGCGATTCCTGCTGGAATAAGCCAAATAATGAACATTCAGAAAAATAAAGTAGGAATTGCACAAGCTCAGCAACAAATGGCTGCTAATCAAGCAGTTTCACAAGCAATTCAACAAAATACCGATCAAAACGGCAATGTCAATATTCCGCAAATCATGCAGGCTTTATCGCAAGATCCTAATGCTGCCTACAATCTTCCGCAAATTGGTACACAACTCCAGCAAATGGAAGGTGCTAAATATACGGCTTTAAATGCCAAAATTGACAATGCTCGCAAAGAAAACGATTATTGGAATGCTCGTCTAGGCGGTTTAATGCAAAAAGGAGATAAAGTCACTAAAGATGACATCCTAAACGAAATGGCTCATGCCATGACGCGCGGTGTTTTATCTCCAACTGCTGCTCAGCAAGAAGTTCAAAGCATTCCTGAAGATCCAAAACAATACGGGGCTTATGTCAGGCAACATTATTTGGCCACTCAAGACAATGCTCGTCAAATCGAATTATTGACTCCAAGTCAAGAAATTATTGATCCTTCAACTGGGGCTAAGCGTTTAGTCAGCAAAGCCGAGCTTTTAGGCATCACAAACGGTCAAAATCCTATGGGTGGTGCAAATGCTCAAGGTGGCTCACAAAACGCGCCTATGGGCGGTCAAAATCAATCCACAGGCGGTTTCCAAACAACTCTTGGCCCTGGACAACAAGCTGCATTGACAACTGGTGGAACAAATCAAGCCAATGCTGCTCAAAATCTGCATGATGTGGCTGCCGACGTGCCTATTCGCATCAATTATCTTGAGCAGGCTCGCGAGAATTTGGCTAATCCTGATGTCCAGACTGGCCCAGGTACTGATTGGCGCAATCAAATGAAATCATTTATGAATTCGCTTGCTCCTGACGTTGTTGAAAAAGTCGCTGGAAAAGACTTCAAGGGCGAAATCAAGGATTATGACGAGTTCAAGAAAATTATGACCAACTATGCATCTTTGGCTTCCGCAGGCCTTGGAACTGGCACAGATGCTCGTCTGAATGCTGCTTTGACTGGTAATGCTAATCCATCGATCTCCAAATTGGCGAATGAGGACATTCTTACCAAAAACATCGCCATCGAGAAAATGCGTCAAGCTCAAGATTATGCTTGGCAAAATTCAGGCACTCCTGCTGACCAATTTAACAAGTGGCAGTCACAATGGAATAAACAAATCAATCCTGATGCATTCGTGTTTTCAGTAATGACTCCTGCGCAACAAAAGAGCTTTATTGAGCGTCAAAATGCTGCCGGTACGTTGCCTAAATTCAAAAAAGATTTAGTTAATATGGTTAAACAAGGTTTCTTAGAAGCACCAGGACAATAATATGGCCGATCAAGATCTTTCTGAAGATTCGATTTTTAGTTCTTTTCTAAAAACTCCCCTTCCTTTGGCGAAAGGAACTGCTCCTGCTGATGCGAAAAGCCCAAGAGTTGCAGCAGATGCAAACAATCCAAGCGGGATATTGCTTGGAAAAGACGAATCAGGCAGACCGATCTATAAATCCTACAAAAAACCCGAGGATGGTGTTTTTGACACTCAGGCTTTAGCAGGCACTTATTTGGCTGGCCAAGGCGCAATGAAAGGTCAAAAGATCACTCCCGAGAGTTTAGTTGGCACTTGGGTCAATGGTGATCCGACAACTGGTTCAAGCGTTCAGGGCGGTAAATACGTACAAACCCTTAAAAAAGAATTAGAAAGCGCAGGGGTTAAATTAAACGCAGACGGAACAATTCCAAACATACCCGAAGCAAACGCTGCTTTTACTCGCACCCTCATTACGCATGAAGCTGGCGCTCGCGCAAAAGACTTTTTGCCTCATGTCAGCGCAAACGTAGATCAAGACGTTGAGAACCAATTTAATGCTTTTGTTAAGCAACCTACTGGCGCGACTCCACAGTCATCTGTTACCGTTACTGGCGCAAATAATGAGCCATTGCAACAAGCCAAGGACGTTGTTGGCAATCCATCGGACTTTTTAGCTGCTGCTGGCCATCATATTGCTGCGCCTTTGCATGGCGGTGCAAATTTGCTCGAGCAATTATTGGCATCCGGTGTCAATAAAATCGCTCCAAATAGTGATATTGCCAAACTCATTCAAAATGCTGCGAATGCTGACGTAGAGGCTACAAAAGCATGGGAAAAGCAATATCAAGCCCAAACCCCAACTAATGCTGCATCGCTTGCTGGTGCAACGATTGGCGAGGTTTTGCCTGCTTTGGCAACTGGTGGCGGTTCGATGATTACCCAAGGTGGCGAACAAGCTGCTAATTTGGCTGTACGTTTAGGATTGCAAGAATTTGGCCAAGGCGCTGCTAAGTTAGGCGGTCAAGCTGCAGGAAGTGCGGGATTATCAACACTTTATGGTTTAACTCAACCAACTTTAGGCGAGCAACCATTTTGGCAACAAATCGCTCAAAACGCTCAAACTAATGCGGGTGTTGGCGCTGCTATTCCTTTGGCAGTACCAGCAGCAGGAAAAGTTGGTCAATATTTAGGCAATGTTGCAGGCGCTGCAATTAATCCATTTACACAAAATGGCGCGGAAAATATCGCTCAAAACATCCTTAATAAAGCTGCAAGCAATAAAGGAATTAATGCAGTCAATCAAACAATCGTGCCTGGATCTACTCCGACATTGGCTGAACTTGCCAATAATGCTGGTGTAAGCACTTTGCAACGCTCAATTCGCGATATTAATCCTGAACCTTTTGTTGCAAGAGAACAAGCAAATGCAGAAGCAAGATTGAATTTCTTTAATAAAGCTGCAGAAAATCCAACAGTTTTAAATGAAGCAATTAATGCTCGAGATAAAGCTGCTAATGAACAATTAAGCGAATTATGGGCTAATAAATCAAATGTTAATCCAAAGCCAGTATTAGATAAGATTGATTCAATTTTAAATGGTGCAGGCGGTGAAAGATCGTCTGTTAAAACCGTTCTTAATGATGTCAAATCTAAATTAGAAAATCCAAAAAATACAGATCCTGAATATTTATATGAATCTGTCCGAAAACATATTGGTGATTTGCTTGATCCTCGCGCTGCTAAAGAAAATCCTGCTGCTCAACAAGCAAGTAGAGAATTGCTTACAGTTCAAAGTGAGCTTGATAAAGTAATCAATAACGGAGTTCCTGATAAGGGATTTGACAAGTATTTAGAGAATTATTCTGATTCATCAAAAGATATTGATGCAATGAAATTGCTCCAAGGTTTAAAAATTACCGATAATTTTGGCAATATTTCTCTTGGAAAAATTAATAATGCAATTAATGACATCGAGAAGAAGATTGGATCTCTTG